TTATAAAAAACCTTTCCTGGTCTCATTTAGTGAGGACAGGGTGCCGTAGGGTCATGGGTGATGTAGATTTGAAAAAATTTAATTTTTAGTCTGTCACTTGACATATCTTAGACATTTGAGTTTTGCTATTAATTTAGTATATAGCGTGTCAACAAGATATTAAAACATGTCCCGCTTGTTGTCAATTGAAACCTGATTTAGTTCAGGAATCTTTGACGCATTCGGCTGTTTATTTATTATGAAATTATTTATTATGAGTACAACAGTTAATGCGTTTATGAAGTTGGAGGAAGTTGAGTGTGGAAATGATGGTATGGGAAATAAGGCTAGCGATAGAGATCGCTATGAGAAGCACAGAGGAGGAAGGAAGAATAAAAGGGAGCAGCGACGGAGGAAATATCGTGCACGAGCACGTAAGAAACGAAATGCTGCAGAGGCTACCCATAGTAGCAAGGATAATATCATTCCACACGGTGATGAAAAAGATTTGGTGAGAGAACGATGTAAAGACTATACACCAATAGTCGGCGCAACTGAGGAAGAGTTCTCTACATCTTTAACGCAGGAAATATGGGAAGAGGATAAAGAATCTAATGATAGAGATTTTGATGAGAAAGATAATTTTACCGTTAACAATAATAATGCTAAAAATCTTACTCACGATGAAATTGCCCAAGAAGAAGTACTTTCTGTTGATAACACGGAACCTATTACTTCAGGCAATAAGGAATTAAGGAGATCGGAGTTCATCGCAGAGCGAAATAGAATGGCTCGTGATGCAATTAAAGCTGATAACAATGAAGAGAAGGTTTCATCCATGAATGTTGATGATAAGTTAGCATCTTTGTTGAAGTCAGTAGGATCTGTAAGTACATATGCGGAGGAGTTGGAACAAACAGAATGGGTACAGCAAATTGATGAATGGGTAGGTCATGCTGAGAACATGGTAATTTTAGGTTACGATCTCAACAAGGCAAAAAATTTTACCGATTGTTTCATGGCTGTAGCCAGTTTCGTCAAAAAATATACTAGGAAGAAAAGTATAATTTATGAGCTCTTTAATATTATAGATGAGGTAACAACAATTTGCCCTTCAGAGGAAACTGATGCTCATGCATGGTCAGAATGGACAGGACAGGATATTGTGACGAAATGGAATCTTTTTAAGACGAACACTATCTTTAAAAAGATTTCCTATTTAATCACGGCTGCAATGTCGTTAACTGTGTGTACGACAAAACAGATTGAGTGGAGTCCTTTGGGTTTAAAATTGGTCTCATTTGAGGCTGCTAAAGAACAGTTAAAAGCTGTTGATGTTATTGACGCATTGGTGAAGACCTTTGTATGGATGTGTGAAGTTGGATGGCGATGTTTTGAGACTAAGTCTATAGTTCCAATATTGTATTCTGATGCAAAAGTACAGCAATATAACGAAGATTGCGATTATGTTTTAGCTAAGGCTGAAGCAGCTGTTGCAGGAAACGTTAAAGATTTGGGTGCATTTGAAAATAAGTTGAATAGCGTTTTTAAGAAAACGTGCGCTATGAAAGCTGCAAAGAATGACGGCCCGACTTCGTTATGGTTGCAACATCGGTATACAAATTTAGTTAATATTATGGAAAAATTGGCTGCCAAAAGAAAGAATACTGATATTCGAATGCAACCCCTTGGATTTTCGTTGCATGGTGCTACTAGCGTAGGTAAAACTACTCTAGGAAAATTAACTATGTCGCAATCATTAGCTGCAATGGATTTTTGTAACTCTGATGGTAGAGTTGATGATTCGAGAATTTTGACAATGGACCTTGCCGATAAATACCAATCTACTTATTCTTCTGATATATTAGGAGTTTTTATGGATGATGTTGGTAACGCTAAATCGGAGTTTCAGAAAGACAATCCGCATACATCTCTCATTATTAAATTTTTTAACAATGTGGCC